GACTGTATAATTTGTTGTGACTTAAACACTTCAACTTGTTGTTCATTAGACAAGTTAGCTAAATCCATGTTTAAAAAATTCTGAGCATTTTGTACAGATGTTTGTTGACGGTTGTTTAGATTACCCATGTCTAGGTTAGCTAGTGCAGATGCCTCTGCAAGAACCATAGCTTGACGATTAGACAAGTTCTCTAGGTTCATTGTTTGTACCATACGAGCATTTTCTAACTGTATTTGTTGGTCAGCAGTAAAGTTCATATTAGCAATGTCACTAATTTTACTTGCGTTTAGTACACGTGTCTGAAACTCTTGATCAAACTCTTGACCCAAGAACTTAGCACGTTGTTCTGCTGCAAGCATAGCACGTGCCTGACGATTTGACAAGTTCTGTGCTTCAAACTGTGCCTGTGTAGCTGCATCAGCTTGTGCAATTGGTAGTGCACTTTCCATAGCTGCTTGCATAATGGCTTGTCCTGCCATTGACGAAGCACTAAGACCACGAGCCGCCATCTGTTGATTAGCTAAACGTACAGCACCTGCAGCCCATGCAGGTGGTGTTGTACCATCAAACTGTTCCATCAAGCCTACAAGTTGGCCTTGTACTGTAGCTTTCTCTGATGGTGTAGCAGTAGCTGCATCAATCTGTTCAGTAAACTTAGCTGCTTTAGTTGCATCTGCAGCAGCACCTGAAATTAATTCACCATCTTGTATCTCACGTTGTACTTCATTGTCAAATTGATGTGCTGTACCTTGTGCTGCATTAAGGTCGCCCACCATACTTTTTGTAGCTGTAGCAGCAGCCACTTTAGCACGAGGATCATCTTCATTTGTTTGTGCTGCATTTAGTGCTTCTGTTTGAGCCATAACATCATCTGAAACCACATCTGCTTCATATTTAGCTGTATCAGGTTGTTGTACGTTTTGTGCAAGGTAAGTGTCTGCCTGTGCTACGGTGTCTACTGCACCTGCACCAGTTACTTGACCACTAGTTTGTTTAATAAGTTCTTCCTGCATAGGAGCACCTATTAATGTAGATTCCATTGTTGCACCTTCAGGCAAAGAAGGATCAGTTGCACGTTCAGTCATTACATCTTTTATAGTTTTTTGTCGTGCCTGATACAGTGGTGCTATTTGTTGTAGTTTTGCATAAGTTTCTGAAAACTCTTTACCTTTAGCTTCTACAAGTTCTTTTAAATATGGATCATTGGGATTAGCTGCAGCTTGAGCTTGCAGTCTCTGTAATTCAATTTCTTGTTGTTCATATAAAGCAGTTGTATCTGCATAAACTTGATCAACATTTTCAATATCACCAGTTACACCACTACCAATTTGTTGTGTAATGTAGTTACGATATGCATCTTCTTTTAATTTATGTGGGTCTTGTACTTCTGTTTTATATTTATTTGCAGCATCTACAATCATCTGAGCTTGTTCAGGTGTTTGTGCTTGTATTGTTTTACCATCAGAAAATGTTACCGTATTACCTTCTACTTTAATATTACTAAGATCAGCACCACCCATAACAATATCTTTTAATGGTCCTTCGGCATAGTCAGGTAATATATATCCTGGAACATCTTTAAAGTTTGGTTCTGGTAAGGGTTCTGGCATACCTTTAGTTGGATCATAACCACCAAGATCAGGCATTACAGGTAATGTAACTATAGGGTCTGGTTTTGTTAAAGGTGGTCCACCGTATGATGGTGGTGGCATTGCAGGACCACCTACAGGTGGTATACTAGGCTTTTCAATTTCTGCACCACCATAATGATTTAATGCAGATTGATAATCTTGAAAAGTAGAATCTCCTACTTTATAATATGTAGTATTACCTTCAGATGTTGGTCCTTGTAAGGTTTGTATACCCTGACTAAAATCAGCAGGACTATCATTTTCTGTAGGATCAGGTAAGCCTGTTAGTTCAGTGTAAGTTTTATTAGTTACAGGATTACCAAAACCATCTGTAACAGCATTACCAAAACCATCTGTAACAATACCACCAGTTTGATATTTACCTACTACACCACCTTTAGCCATCATCATAGCTGCTTGTTTAAACTGTTCCATTTGATTTTTCTTATCAGGGTTTTGCTCTAGGTAAGAATTAAACCCAGACATGTCTCCTGTATAACCTAATGTTCCTGCAATACGTTGCATTGCATCTGGTTTAAAACCACCGAATGTAGGATTTTTAAATTGATTATTCATTGTTTATGCCTTACTTACCGAATGTCATCCAAACAGCACCTGCTATGAATGTTAGTGTTCCGACTGTAGCTAACTTTACCACAGTGCTCCATATACTTCTACGTGTATCTCTCCATGCTTCAAGTAGTCCACGTATTTCTATTATATCTTTTTGTGCATCCTCATCAAGTAACCCAATAGAACGTAGTGCCTCTTTAGCTCCACGCCTAGCTGCACGGTCTAGCATGTCTTCTACTTCTTCTGATGTTAACTTAATATCTGCCATAGCCTACGTCTCATGGTTTAGTAGGCCAATCGTCCTCTTCTAAATGAGGCCAGTTAGAATGAGTAGTTATATCACGTAATGCTTGACGATATGTAGTTTGAGCAGAGGTCATTGTTCGATCTGATACAGCCCACCAATCTGTTTCTGCAAGAAGATTATCACGTTGATGTCGGTTATTTAATGCAACCCCTTCATCCAGATTTGTTTGATATTCAACCTCTTGCTCTGCTTTAGTTTGCCCACCTTCAATATCAGCAAACATGTCAACAATTTGCCATGCATATACCCAATTATTTTCACTATCTTGTACTACACCATTGCGTACTGCATTTTGGTATTCACCTATTCCTTCTGTTGGTTTTGGTGTAGCAAACACAGGGTCTACATTTAATGCATCATGTACATTACTATTCCATATTCTAGGCATAGACATGTTTGGGTTGTCACGCCTTAGTTCACCCTGTGTTTTTATTTCACCTGTTGTTCTGTTTCTATATTCACTCATTTGATTGATCCTTTCGTATGAGCTTGATTATGACGGATATGCTACTGCATAAAAAATATACGTTGCATTATTTACATTTAAATCGGAACCACCTGCTGATCTAAAATCAAAACCTGTAGTAGTTGAATTAATATCGTTAATACCATTGTATTGTGCAGCAGTAGTATTTAAATTCATTCTAGTATCTGCCCCAGATGTTAAACCTCTTTCAGTATCAAAAAACCACCAATCTCCTGTGCTATCAGTTCTTTTAAAAAGGACATACCTAACTCCGTTAGAAAAACCACAGTCTATAGCATGAGAGCCATCGGATGTTCCATCACCAGTATAGCTTCCCACTTTAGATATACCATCAAGGGTTGCAAAAAGATAAGCTACATAATTATCTGACCCTCTAGCAGTTAAATAATCTCTACCTACTTCAAAATCTACAGCAGTTGGATAGTATGAGTTATAGCCACCAAAAACATAAATACTGTTTGCTTCTCCCGAATTGCCATTCAGTCGTAAATAGTAATCCTCGGCATTTGTACCGCCATTTAAATCTTTATGGAAAACTGCCCAGTCATATGACGAACTTATATTTTTGACCCAGATCATTTCAGGTATTACGCCAAGATTATGCTTAATTCTCTGACCAAAGGTATTGTTCGACTGATACGTGACTACATCGAAATAATTAGGAGCACGTCTCCACATGTGAGCATGGTAGTTTGAACTATTTACAAGATGTACACCGTTCATGTACTCAAAACTTTCACTACCTGACCCACTTTGCTGTCCAGAAGTTGCATCTGTAAGAAGTTTCTGATTATATCTATTTCTATCATACAAACGTCTGTTTGACGTACCTGTACTTGTGTATATATTAATAGCCATATCAACTGGAAAACCATTATGGCTAGCACTAGAGTTTGAATAATTAGGTAAGTTACTTGTGTTTGCGGAATTTGAGTCAAAAACATCTCTTACGTTTGTAGGAACTGCCATAGGGCCTCTACGTATAGCTATATAAATATACTTACGACCAGAGTAATTAAATTGTGCATTATTACTATCTAATTTAAAACCTGTTGGAGTAAGGCTTATACGATCTCCACTTTGTTGACTTGCTGTAGTTTTATTATTGTTCCACCAAAAATCTACTGTTCCAGAAATATGTATACCACTTATATTATCTAATATAATATAATCTTCTATATTTGCTTGCCACCCTAAACCATATTGAGGTTTTATTATAAGAAACTGAGGTTCAAATCCTAGATCTATTTCAGGACCAGTAGAAGAACCATTACCAGTATATTCATCACACTTTATAATATCTTTATCACCATCTAGACCAAACCCACCATCATTATTATTATGAGCAAAAAGATATGCAGTAATTGTATCACCATTTCTATTAATTGGATTTGCTGTTCCTACAGTAAATACTGAAGCTGTAGGTTCAGTATTATTAAAATAAGCAGATTGAGTTTGAGGCCCATCGGTTTCATTCCAACGCATATACTTTGTTGCACCTAAAGACCTATGGTAAATGTAAGAATCATATCCTGCGTTTGATTTAAAAATTATAAATCCAGGTGCAGTACCAAGATTATGGGATATTGTTCTTACAGAGCCATTTCCTGTATACTGTACTACATCAAAAAATTTAGAAGCTTTTCGAAACGTATAACTTCTATATCTTGCCGAACCTGTATTTACTTTAGCATTTGTACCAATACTAAAACCATTACTATTAAAAGCAGTAACACAATCTGCTGCTGATATATAACTACTGTTGCTGTTTGATTCCCAATGAGATGAAGCACCATTTTCAGTATCTTGCATTATAGGTTTTACACTAGTACTATTTATATTTTTAATTAAAACTGCACCGCCTTCTGTACTTATATCAATGTCATTTACAATTGATGTATTAGAACCAGTGCCTCTATAGGCATAAGAACTAAATATTTCTTCTACATTAAGACCTGCACCACCTGCGGCAGACATCATTAATTTTTTAATATTACTCATTTATACTATCCTAAATTTTTACCTACTGTAAAACCGTACCAGTTACTTCCACCATCGTGTGTATAAAATACAAACTGATCTATTGCATTAGCAGTGTTTGTAAGTGTTGGTATAGTTGCATTAGGCCAATCTATAGTTGTGGGCCACGTTAATGTATAACCACTAGCACTTGCATCTTGTACAATCTTTAAACTAAACCCATATGCTGTACCACTAGCAGGTGGATTAGTAAAAGTAAATGTTGTATTTTCACTTAATGTTGATGCAAACACATTACCAGTTTCACAGTTTATAGTTGTTGTACCACTTGATGATGAAACACTTTGATATGTTTCGTTGTAGGATTGTACCACAAGTTCACCAGTAATGTCAACATCACCTGTATGTGTTTCATCAACTTTTGCATCTAGTTGAGTTTGTATTGCAGATGTTACACCATCTATGTAGTTTATTTCTGCAGTGCTTGCAGTTACACCATCTAACAAGTTTAGCTCTGCAGTTGAAGCTGTAACACCATCAAGTATATTTAACTCACCACCATCAGCAGTTACTGCTGTACCACCAAGAGTAAGACCACTTGTTGTTATTGTTATATTATCCGATCCATCAAAATTAGCTGCACCTGAAGTTACACCTGCAATTGTAATTGTACGTGCAGTTGTTAATGCATCTGCTGTAGTTGCAACAATAGAACCAGAACCACTTATACTACCATTAACAGTAAGATCACCTGTAATTGTACCGTTACCTGATACAGCTAGAGTTCCCACATTTGCAGTATCAATAGAGCCAGTATCAATATAGGCAGTGCCATCAATATATGCATCTTTCCACTCAGAGCCACTAGCACCCAGATCGTAAGTGTCATCAGCAGAAGGAATAAGATTTGAGGCCACATCAGCAGTCACCGTTACTGTATCAGATGCTGCATTACCAAGTGTAGTATTACCATTAACAGTAAGATTACCAGTATTAGTTTGATTACCTGTAACCGCCAATGTATCACTTAATGTAGTTGCACCAGTTACACCTAGTGTTCCACCTACTGTAGCATTAGTAGCTATGGCTGCAGTACCTGCCATATGTAAATCTTTATACTTTAAACTTGTAGTACCAAGATCAACTGTATTATTTGTTTTAGGACGTAGTAATGAAGCTGTAACAACTATGTCTTGACTAGGGCCAAGTACTTCAATAGGAGCACCCTCTGACGTAGTACCATCGTGGGTATGGCCTGTACTATTGTTAAATGCGTCAACTATGGCATTAAACTCACCGTCTAAATCATTAGCATTAATAACATTACCATTAGCAATATTATTAGCTGTATCATTTCTTACATAGCCTGTACCCATAAGACTTTCCTTTATTTCCTATTATTTTCAGCATATTCAAGTATTGCTGTATCTAACAAAAATGCAGCATTTGAACTATCATCTTCTATTCTTAATGCTACTGTATTACCTGAACCTACAATATTGTTATTAAATGATTGCGTTGTTGGTTCTCCATATGTAGTAGTATTAAATATTGCTGTACTGTTTCCATAAAAACCAATGCCACCTGCACCTGATGATAATGTAAATGTAGCAGGTTGTATTTTGTCTCTGTCATTCTGGTTATATTTTACACCTGCAACAACATTAACTGCACCAAATGGTTTTATATACAAATCTAATTTATAAAATGTTTTTCGTTTTTGTGGGTCTGTAATCGGCATAAATGGAGATTCATATATTGCATTTATATTACTACTATCTCTTGATGTACCACTTTCCATTCTATAAACATAACCATCTTCATTTGCAAAAAGTACAAACTCATTATCTCCAATGTACTGAGAGTCTGTTATATAACATTTATATCCTTTTAACTCACCCCACTGAAAACCTTGACCACCTTGATCTACAAACTTTGTTCCTAGTACACCTTTAGCTACATCTACAGTTTCGCCACTTACATAACTAAATAATCTGTACTGAGCTTTACCTCTAATAACAGTGCTTGAAAAACTTTGTGTAAAACTTTGCATTTCATTTACTGTAGGTCTTATATTTTTAGATGCAACATCAATTCCAAAGTCACCAATACGTTCTGTTGAACTTAATGTACGTAGTCCATCAGGACCAAGGAACATAATATCAGAACCAATCTCTTGTATTGTATCTGCACTCAAACAACCAAGGTCTTCTGTAACTGCACTTAACGTAAAATCAGCAGAGCTTGATCCTGTTAGCCTCATAATTTTATCACGACAAAATACTATTAATGCATCACGATAAACTTTAAGACCAGTTATTTCAGAGTTAAGACCAATGCTACCTGCACCATTTGCAGGATCAAAGTCTGTATCTGAGTAAGGTGCAGTAAATATTAACTCTGTACCCTTACCAAAAAACAATGTACTTTTAAATAATTCTACAGTGCTTGCACCATTTACTGCGGATTGACCAGTACCACTCCCTGTTATATAAGCCATTGACTGACTACTATCTGTATAATAAACAGGATAGTTTGTACCATCAACAAATACTATTTTAAGTGCATTGTTAAAGTTATAAGTTACATGTCGAGCACGAGCAAATCCTGTGTTACTTGCTGTAACTTTAGATGACCATGAAGGAGTAGTGTCAGTAGCATCTATTAAATAATATATACCGTTACGTGCAGCAATAACTCTTTCTTCATCTTCATTTTCAACAATAGCAAGAGCTTGTACTACACCTGATCCAGTTAATACTGGATCATTAGTAGGAGATCCATTTCCATCAAAAGATTCTCCAAATTTAGTATATCCTGCTACTTTACGATAACCTCCATCAAGTGAAGGTTCAAAGTTTTGCAGTATAGAGGCAGAACCTACAGCATTAATACCTTGTTGCAAAGGACTTATGTTTGTAACTAAACCACCTGTAAACTGTACAGGAAATGTAGACCATGCTGTAGTCATACTGTTATACTTTCAATAAACCAAATGTACTAGGGTTACTATACTTTACTGTAGAACGTACATAGTCATACGTGTTTATGTATATACTACGCATAAACTTTATACCTTGTTCAAACTTTTGTTGAGATAGTTGTGCAGATTGATTATCACCTCTAAACTGATATGCATAAAACATAGCACCGTCAGTGACTACGTGTTTAAAATCTGATGGTACTGTAGGTACATCATCTTGTAATTCTAAATCTACAGGATTACGATAATATTCATAAACTAACTCATATGCTTTATCAGGTGTAGGAAATATTATAAATTCTTGACTAGGTGCTCTACTTACGTATCTTGGTTTAGCACGTATACCTGTATCACTATTGTACTCATAGTCAGAATACTTGTCAAGATATTCTTGATATGTCATGCTTTGTAATTTAGTAGTTGCGATATTTAAGTCACTATTACGTTTAATTCTAAAGCTATCCATATTAATTGACTTAGCATCGTAAGGATAACCATATCGTGTAACACCTGCAGTTAATGTATCTTCCTCTTCTACGTGATTCCAAGGCCAACCAAACTCTTCGTGATTGATGTGTCTTATAGCACTATTAACTGAATCTTTAGCTGTGTTATAATAACCAGTTGCTGTTGCAAAATTATTAGCAGTAAGCTCTACTTCGTTTAGTCTACGATTAACCTCATTGACAAGACCTAAAAAATTGTATGCCATTATTTTTCCCTCACACGTAAAAATACTGTACGTTCAAATGTCAAGCCATCAGATGTAGTTACAGTACAATAAAACTTATATTTTATATTGTCTGTTCCTAAACTTACTCTTGCTGTAGCCACTGTATTTGTAAGTGTTGAAGATACAAGTTGTATACCATGTACTATAGGACCACTTGCAACTAGTGTAGTTTTAACTCCATCTGCATTGTCTATACTCCAAGTCACAGTGCTTAAAGTTGCAGAGCCAATAAAACGTGACCAGTCTATGTTGTAGTCTAGTATTTCATCAGGGTCTTTGTTAGGCCATTTTAATGACATTATATATTCCTATTATGCTGCACGTACATATGACGTGTTTGTGTTTGAAGAATGTGAAGATAGATAAACTGTACGTGCTCTACTGTAGTTTTCTTTTATTGACTCATAGTCAAACTGTACTGCATTAATTGTTTCATCGCCTACAGTAAATGTTCCTTGAACTCCTGTTGGCACAACTACAGCTTGACAGTCTGGTGTTACAGTTCCTACTGCACTTGTACCTGCAACACCTGTAAGTGTTAGTACACATTTAGCTACGATAGTTACAGAGCCAATAGAACCTGTTGCTGCTAAACCTGTAGGTACATTCGTTGAACCACCTTTACCTACTGCAGTTCCTAGTGCACTTGTACCTGCTACACCTGTTATTGCTACAGTAGCATCTGCTGCAGGAACAATTTCATCTCCAGTAACAGCAGGGTCATCTGTAATACAGGTAGCTGATACGCCTGTTGGTACAACTATAGCTTTAGCAACTAATGTAAGAGAACCTACTGCACCTGTACCTGCTACACCTGTAATAGATATTACAGTACCTGCACCACCAGTAATTGCAATTGTACCGAGTGCACTTGTACCTGCTACACCTGTAACACCTTGTACAACTCGACCTGCTTCAACAGTAGCACCTATTGTGCCTGTAGCAGATACACCTGTAATTGATACGTCTGCTGCAGCTTTACCCTCTGCTGCAGTTACAGCACCTGTACCTGCTACACCTGTGAGTGTAAATGTTGCATCTTCTTGTTGTGAGCTTTCACCAAAAGCTACTACACTAAAAGGATTTTGTCCAAAAGACATTAGTTACTCCTTATGCTGCTGCATCACTCGAAAGTACACCGTACCAGTTTGTACCACCATCACGTGTAATAAATACAAGTATGTCTGTCTCACCGTTTGCAGGAGCATCTGGAGCAGTACCCCCTGCCCATCGAACTGTATTAGGCCATGTAACTGTTGAGCCGTTGCCTGTTAGCTGTAGGACAAAACCTTGAATATACCCACTAGAAGCACCACTAAATGTAAATGTCGTATTGCCTGTCATAGTTAGGCTGAACATACCACCATTATCTACGTTACAGGTTGGAGTTGTTCCTGATAGTGCATCATAATCTTCTGCTACTGAGCCGTCATTAACAAAAATACCAGAACTGTTTAGTGTTGCAGACGTGCTGTTACCTGCGATTAAATTAATGTAATTAGTGCCAAACTCAAGTTTGGTATCAGTATCACCTTCATGTATTAAACTACTGGCAAGATAAATATTATCGACTGCGTTTAGATCGCCATCTATGTTTGCCCCAGAGCTAATTGTATTTAGTTTACTTGTACCGTTATGATATAAATTAGCTCCACCACCATGAGTTGCTGAAAAGAGCCAGTGATTATTCACATCATTAGATATGCCAGTAGTTGTACTGTTATTATGTAATAACGAAGCCCTGCCACCAATGTTGTAGCCCTCGTAGCCACCATGCGCCCCACCATCAATTTGGATAGAGCCATAGTCACCAGTGACAGGTTGGAAGTAGCCGTTGCCTGTATCGCCTAGTTGGACGCCTGTGGGCGTAATTGTAACCTCTTGTGATCCCCCTACCGCCATACGGATTTCATCAGTTTGAAAATTAAGGTATGTGTTGGTGTCATTAGTATGATAAAGAGTATCGTTAAGATAAATGTTAGGAGTATAAACGTAAGAATTACCATTTACTATACTTGCATTAACTGTCTGACCACTTGCATTTAAAGTACCACTAAGTGTTAGTGTTCCAGTAAACGTATCGTCAGCATCACTACGCAAATAGCTAGAGCCTTGCACACCATCTAATGTATCAGCATCAAGACCAGAGCCAGAGCCATCTACTGTTTTAATAGCAGTTAGTATTTCACTCGCAGATTGATCCCCAGTAGCACCACTTTCGATACCGTCTAATTTTGTACCATCTGTTGCAACATCACGTCCATCAACTGTACCTGAAACAACAATGTTTCCAGTTACGTCAATACCACTGTTATCAATATGTAACCTTTCAGCTCCACCTGTATAAAACTGTATAAGATTACTGCTTTTATTTCCAGTTATAGAAGGTCTACTAGAACCACCACCCCAACCAAGGTATACACCGTTAGCAATATCTAGTTTTGCATTAAACGTAAGTTCACCTGTAGCTGTATCGTTAGCATCACTGCGAAGGAAGCTGCTTGCATGTAAACTGTCTACAGTGTCAGCATTTGTTGCTGATGATGCAGTACCAGTAAGATTACCTGTAACATTACCCTCTACGTTAGCTACAAGTGTTCCTGTAGTAATTGTAAGATTGCCTGTAGATGCACCTGTAAATGATCCTGTACCTACAGTAAATTTATCTGCACTTTCATCATAACCAATAAATGCATTATTACTATCGCCACGTTCAATGACAATACCTGCATCGTTAGATGGACTACCTGTTGTTCCATTTGCTAATTCAATAAGTGAATCAGTTACTACTGTATTAGTTGTATTAACAGTAGTCGTTGTTCCGTTGACAGTAAGATCACCAGTAACAGTTAAGTTACCGCCCATACTGACATTACCACTTGTATCTTCATTTACAAGTTCAATCCAGTTACCTGCATGTGCATAGTAAGCTTTTCCTGTACCATGAACATGGGCAAACATACCGTGATAAGTAGATGCACTAGGTAAGTCACCTGTAGTAGAATACAAGTTACCAAATAATATTTTGTTACCACCTAAATCTACATCACCGTTAGAATCTTGGAATACTGCTTTTTCAGCAGGTTGTGTAATAAATACTTCAGCCTGTGCAGTAAGGTTGACTGCACTACCTGAGTTAGAACTTTCAAGAACAGTAGTACGAGCTAGGGTGGCACTACTTTCTGTCCACGTTCCTAGCCCGACTTCATATGCATTTGTACTAGGCACAAAGATACCATAGTAAGTAGTATCACCGTTTGCTAAAGCAGCAGCAAAAGTTTGAAACCCATCAACGTTACCGTTAAGGACTATACTGCCTGTGCCAGTTGTGGTTGTTGTTTGTTTTACTCTGTCTTTAACTACGAGAGCCATAGTCTATGCTCCTATTTATGCGATACGTATGATTGCGTTAGATGCATCTGCAGCAGGGAACTGAATAGTAAAGTCACCGTTTGTAGATGTTTTTGTTCCACCAAAGTCAATCACACAAATTGCTTTGTTTGATGCAGATGAATTGTAAATAATACAACCGTCTGCAGATACTGTTGCAGATGAAAATACTTCATCAGTAAAGTCAACAATAGCCGTTGTACCATCTGTTGAAATAGTAGCACCGTCTAAGTTTTGTCCACCTGCTGTATAACCAGTACCTGATGCTTCATCAGAGTTACCAGTTACATTTGAATAGTTTGTTGTTGTGGCATTATATGTACCTGATGGTGATGCCTTAATAAGTGCAAGCTTTAAGGTATGGGTGTCCAAATCATGAGTACCACCCAAAAGTTCTGATTTAAAGCTTGTGCACATTGCTGTTGTGATAGCCATTTTTTTGGAGTCCTTCTCTTAAATAAGCCTAGAGGGGCAAGTTTCCCTGCCCCCCAGTTTAGTTTAATTATGCGTTGTCACGAGCAACTTCATCAGCAGATGTATCGCCCATGTCTGTGCAGTCCATCATAACTGCCCAAACACGAAACTTACCTGAAGTAACTGCACCACCAGAAAGTGAAGCAATTGTTACATCAATGTTATCGTCTGCTACAGCCATTACTGGCTGATAAACTGCAGGGTTTTGAGCAACTACTGCTGCTGCAGATGTAGCATCAAAACCGTCAACGAATACGTCAGGATCAACTCCAGTACCTAAGTCTACAGTAAATGTAGAACCGTCAGTAGCTGTATCTACTTCGATACCTGCGTTTAAAATCATGGTTCCTTTTGGAACTGCAATCACAGGAACAACGTCTGCTGCTGCAAGGGCAGAACCCTTATCAGACAAAGCTGTTGCCCAGTTTAATGTAGTTTGAACCATGTATGGGTTACGACCACGTTGAGAGTTTCCTGCTGCTGAACGTAGTGTGTTATCACCGAGTGCCATTAATCAGTCCTCCCTATTATCGTAAGTTGTATATCGCATTGACCAACGCCTCTGGGCGTAGAATCTTGCGACCATATAGATGCATACCACGAACAATGTCAGCAAAGCTGTCAGGGTCACGATATGTTTCTGTCTTATTGATCTGCTCTGCAGTTGCGACTGCTGAACTGTGACCACCTACGATAACACCGTAGTTAGTCGCATTTGAAGCAGCTTCAGTTGCAGGACCAGTACCAAATGTAGGTAGATTGTTTGAAACATGTACTTGGAAGCCATGTAGGTTGTTTACTACAAGACCATTTCGTATTCCACCTGACTCACCGAAATCTGCGTTTTGAAGACGTGAATCTTCGTCACGTAGGATTTCCATGAATACTGGGTCTACGACAAGCCATCTACCTTGTGAGTCAACATTTTGTTGATCCAACTTACGTGCCATACGAGCAATAAGTTGTAGTGGGTTTGCTTCACCTGCAGTTGAAGGTGTAGCAGTTGCACCACCTGTTCGAGGCAATAGTGCAATTGACTGACCGCCTGTACCTGCATTAAAGTCAGAACCGTCTAACTTCATTGAGGAAAGCAATTCGTCAGAACCTGCAGTTGATACAGCTTTAGAACCGTTAACAGTTGTGTTAGCAGTGTCTGCTGCACTATGAATTGCAGATTGTTTGTAACCTGATAGATAACCAAGTACGTCTTGGTCGAACTGATCAGATAGTCGATATGCAGCACGATCAGATGCAAGACTTTGAAAATTGACGTGGCTATGAGCCTCTTCAATATCATCGACTTTAAAAGCAAAATAGTTAGCTTTGTCAATAGTCAATGAAAAATCTTCATCATCTAAATCTTGTGGTGTGATAGTTGTACCACGTGCATATGATTTAACGGTGATTTCAGGTTCTTTAATAATTTTTACTGAATCACCCATTTGGGCTATCTCTCCAAAATAATCAGAGTTTGTGATAGCTTCAACAACAGATGCCTTGCGGAAAGCAAGTTGCACCTGTTTGGAATAGATTACTGGACTAAAGTTACCGTTGGGTAAATTGCCGTAACCTGCTGCTGTTGAAAACGCCATTATGGTTTCTCCTTATATTAGCAGTAACAGATGCGAAACACACAGATATTCTACTGGAGGCTAGACATCGTAGGGTGCATAATTACAACACTTGGCCTTTGTGTTGCACTTATGGGCCATGATTTACTAGGTAAGTCCGTAAGCCACTGTTGTTTGCTTGGGGAAATAGTCAGTGCAGGTAATCCATATAGGGGCTGCACTAAACTACGATATATATAGTTATATCATAAATAACTATAATGTCAATACTTTTTATCTAGCTGACCCAGATAAATCGTATATAAAGTTGCCTGTACGAATAGCTTCCATAATCTCATCAGATTTCTTTTCGTATTCGACTGCAGACATTTTCTGTACATCAGATTCTCTGATCGCATTTCCCTGTGGATCAGACTGAGGTTTACTACGTTCATTCCGTGTACCTACGGAACGTGCAGCATCTTTTGATGTGGCACTTTTCTTTTTACCAATACCACGATCAACTTTGTAAAGATCAATTGCACGAGCAGCAGACTTTGCATCTTGGTCATTCTCATACAGTGCATCTTGTACCCACTTAGGCTGTTCTTCTGCCCATTCATGGAAATCGTCACTGTCACGTATTTCACTAAAGTCAGGATGTAATTTAATTAATTCTGATTCAGCTTTTTCACGTGCTGCTGTTTCACGCATTTCGTCAATAACTTTGACTCGTTTTTCCAAATCTGCAGATTGTTCTTTTGCTTTTTTCATTGCAATTGTTTCTACAATAGCTGCTACATCTGGATATTGTGAAGCCCACTTATCTAAGTCTTCGTCTGACTTTGGTAGTTTAAACTCTGACTTAGTTGCTTCAGTAAGTTGTTGCTCAAGTGCATTTATACGATCTTCGTATTCTTTTTCTTTTGTTTGCTGATGCCTACGTAGATCACCATAACGTTTTTTAAAACTACGTTCTTCAGCATTTTTAGGTTCAACCTCTTTTGGTTCTTCAACCTGTTCTGTTTCACCTTTTTGTTCAGCAAGTAATTGCTCTAGTTCTTCTTCTTCTTTTTTTAGTCTTTCTTCGTTAGTATACTTGCGATTTGCAAATGCTACTTTTTTGGGTGACTGCATTTCTTCAGCCATGATTTGTTGTTCTGACATTATCTGTCCTTTCACTAGGGCCACCGTAGCCATGTTGGATGGGGGATGGGTAGCTAGTCATATTGGTGGTTTATTTATTTTTTACGTGAAGCCAATCCACCAGACTTCATCATTCCTCTACGTGGGTCATTTGCATCAGGGTCTTCTTTAGGTTTATTCATTTGCTCTTGTGCTTTAGCTACACTTTGTATTGGGGTCATACCCTTTTGAACAAGACCTTGTTCTTTAAATTTTTTTGCTGTTTCTTTAATTAATTCTTTTTGTTGAATTATATTTTTTTCTTTTTTCTTTCTATCTTTTTTTCTTTTTGTTCTCATGGCTGTAACAGAGCTAGGTTTATCTGCTACTACACCTGCTGATGTAGTATCTTTTATAACAGGACTAGACTCTAATATTTCATTTGTTTGATCTTCTGCTGATCTAATATTAGTTCTTCCTTTATTTCTTCCACGTAAATTAGAAGTTTGCGTTTGATCTATAACATTTGTTACGTTATTTAACGTATCTAAAGCAGTTTGTGGATTTATAATACCTTCTATAGAAGAACGTAAATCTACATTTGCAGTAGTAGTATCTACAGGTTCAATGAAACTTAATGAGCCTGTATCACCTTTATCTCCACTAGATACACGATCTATATCTGTATCAAATGTCTGTTCTGTTATTTGACCTGCCATTCTATTTAGTTCGGAAGGTAGACCAGATTCATCTGTTTCTAGTTGTATGGTATCTTCTTCTTTAGGTTTAGTAATACCTTCATTTACTGCTTCATCTATAGAACCTGCCATTGATAATTTTTCTATTTCTGCATCTGTAGTCTCTGCATTAACTTTACCTGCGTCAACTATTTTCTTATCAACTTTAGCTGATTCTTCAGTACCTTTTTCTATTCCAAGTAAAGATTTAAAAGCATCTACTACTGTACTCTGTGCTTGTTCAAGTACACTCTGTCCTTCTGGTGACATACGTTTTTTAACTGCTTTTAATGCAGCAACTGAATCTGTTAGCCCTGCTTTTTCTGCCTCTTTAATACGAGCATCTATAGTATTATTAAGTTTTCTTTTTTCATTTTTTAATGCACCAAATACAAATGCACCTACTACTGGATTTAATGCAGCAGTTGCACCTGCAGCCATATTACCATAGGCACTTACTTTTTCTGCTTCTTTAATATACATATCTAATGGAGCACCTGCCCAACTACCTGCTTCAGTAAAAGCATTTACACGTGGTTTATCATCTCCACCGCCACCATCATCTTCTGCAGGTGCAGGTGTTTCTGGTGTAGTTTCTGTTGGTGCTTGACCTACAGGAGAATACCCTGCAGGAATAGGATACACAGGTTCACCGTTTAAAAATGGAATAAATAAACTTTCACCTTTTTCATTTTTATATTCACGTACATCTTGATTTGAGGGATCAAACATAGGTGTTACAAACGTACCTGTTTGTGCTTGTACAACTCCACCCTGTGCCATTTCTTTTGGTTCATCTGAACCTTCAACAATAACTATATCAGCCATACCAAATGGCATATCGTCAGGAAGTGTAGCTTCTTCACTGTTACCCATCTGACCCATAGCTTCCATTTTCTTTAAGCCCATCTTAGCTTCTTGACGCATGTTCATAAGATTATTAAGACCAATATATCTTACAACGTCAGCAGGAAAAACAAATTCACCTTCACTTACCATAGCAGGTATATCATCACGAACTTCTTCTTTAGTAGAACCAATAGGCACATCGTTTCCAGATACAGGGTCTACTTCTCCACCCTCATCTTTTAAACCACCTTCGTTAAATAATTCCATTTGTTTTTCTAGCATAGGGATACCACCTTTATTAAATTCAAGAGAATCACTACGGCTTTGTGCAGCCTGAATAGCTTCTTCTAATTTATTGTGTATACTAGTAGGTTTAATTAAACCTTCTTCTAGCATTTCTATTAACTCTGCATCAGAGTATTGTTTACCATTATGTATTGTAGGAATATTAATCCATTTACCTTTATATTCAAAAGTTGTAGATTTTTCAGATACCATTTCACCTTCAGGTGTTTCATAAACATCTCTACCTGTTTGTGTTTGTTTATCTGTTTTCTTTCCTACATCAGCCATTCTTTAGTACTTCATCTCTTAGTAATTTTAATCTACGTAATTGATATACTGCACCTTGTGCTCTATGCACTGACACAATATTATCAGATTGCTCCATTACTCTATGTTGTTGATCTATTAAAGTATCTAAATACTTTTCAAACTTATCCCACTGGGCTTGGTTGCTGACCAACGCCTTGAGCTTGTTGAGGTGCTCCCTGTCCTGCATTACCTGTAAATCCTTGTTCCTGTGGTGTTGGTGCTTGGCCTACGCCTATATTACCACCACCTGCTCCTGATGTATCCATTGGGTTAGCTCCTGCAGGTGCTCCCTCTGGTGCTTGTTCTGCTTGCATACCTTTCATAAGTTCTGCTTGCAGTGCAGCTTCATTCATATTGTTAGTTACTTTGTCAGGGTCAAGGTCAAGAGACTTTGCAATCTCTCTAATAATATATTGAAATTTAGCAAAAGGTGCAAGTGCAGGATTGGAAGATACTTGCAAGAATTGCATTAGTCGTTGGCTACGTACTTCGTTAGCCATTAGTGATTCAGTACCACGTGCTTTAACTTCTAAGTCACCACGCATTTCTGGATCAAAGTCAAACTGCATATTAAATCTAAACAGTCCTTCACCAAGAGGACGTAGTAAGTAGTCATCTATATTTTTAATTACATTCTTAATGCCGCCACTAGCTGCACCCATAAGCATACTAATACCACTAGCAGTTCTACCTACACCCATGACACCAGTTTGTCCATGAGCAAAGGAAGGAAAACCAGTAGACTCATCAGCTAGTACTCGTGCCTTGTCAAACAGTTGTAAGTTCTCACCTGCAACGTTGGGAAACTTAGTGCCAAAGATAGCTTGTCCTGGAGCACCACCCTGTCTTCTAAACACTTTCCCTGGATATACTGATAGGTCTTGACCTGGAACTAAGTTAGTTTCATCTACCTCTATTAGTAGGTTGCCTGACAATACAGCATTATCTACAGCCATTCTCATAAAGCCATTCATAAGTGTTTGTGTATCATCCATATTTTCGGCAATACCTACACCAAAGAATGAATATGGGTTTAGTTCATATGGTACAGCTTGGTATGGAATACGTGCAGGTTTAAATGGATTAAGAACCATACGGATTAGTTTACCATTACAAATCCATACGTTTGCTTGTAGTTCATCAAATGCAGATAGTTCTTCTGGAATATCTACACCTTGCTCTTCAAGCATCTCAACATCACACATACCCCAATACTCAAGTACTTCATATCTTTCTACACCGTGCTCTGGTGCATAGTCAGATAAATCATCTTCCCAGTATTGTTTGTCGTAGTTTTCACCAAGTGATATGGCTTCATCAATAACGGTACTACGAAAGTATGGACGTTTCTTTAATGCTCTCATTTGTGTACGAGAAAGTTTGTGACGTTCAATTACATACTGTGCTTCGTCCATGCTATTTGCATCTGGATCAGGATAGAAGTTCCACACAGATACATGAGATACCTGTGGTATTGTTTTCATTACAGGATTATATTCACCTTCTTCATCCCAGTTAGGATACTCTTTGTCTACAGCAAATGGTCCTTTCATTACACCTGTACCAAACAATGCCATTTCAAATGCAGTGCTTCGTAAATGTTTAGATGCAGAGGACTCTTCTAATTGATCCTGTATTTTCTTTTGCATTTTCTTTGCTGCAATCATTGCAGGACTAAATGTAATAGCTGTTGGTGTTTTACCTACACCCTTTTTAACATTATCTATACCTTCAAACTTATCCTTGATAGGACCAAGCATTTCATTTAATGTTTTAAGTGTAGCACCTGCAGGAAATTCTTTACCGTCACCTTTAAAACCGTAAGGACTACTTTCATTTAATTCGTTCTCACGCATCTGCTCTGGTTCAGCAGGATCAAAACTTACATCTGCAACTACACCCTCTGGTAATTCTGTAGGTTCTATTGATAGAGGAAAACGATTATTAGCAAAAAGTACATCAACGATTTGTCCATATGCTGCCAGAGTTTTTGTCTTAGTAACCTTAATAAAAACCCTAGATTTTTCTGCTTCAGTAAATTGTACATCTGGACCATATATACCTCTATAGTTTCTGTACGACTTTAACCAACGTTCTTCATCTTGCCTACGATAATCCTCAGACCTATGATAACGTTCCATGATAAATGGAATAATTTTAGAAGTATCTGCATCTTCCTCAACAGAGTTATCTGTATCCTCTAATGCAATTGAATCGTCTTCAATAAATATGTCGTTTTCTTCTGCCATTTATTTTTTCCTTAATAACCAAACGTTGCATCTGCTACACGCATACCAACTGAAGGTGTTCCATATGGGTCATAATCAAATACACTAAACCTTGGTCGTGACATTATACCATATCTTAACGCATCATACAAGTGGTCTTCTGAATGTGTATCAATATCTTCTGGATTCTTTTTATCTAACGGTATTGCAGGTAGTTGTGATACTATGTTAGTACAGGTGTTAAAGAAAACTAATCTTGGATTTTCTGTAAACTCATCTACCTGTAATCGTCTATGTATTTCGTTTTTACCTGCAACACGAGAACCTTTTGATCTATCTGAAGGACGCCATCTACATCCTCTGCTTATCATTTGCTCTGCAAGTGACGGTCCAGTGTCTCCACGTTTATGCCACAAAGAACTGTCCAGTACGCCATATTTAATATTACCATCTTCTGCTTCCATGTTTAAAACCATATCTGCAAGATCGGTAGCTAATACTTTACTTACGTATAGTTCTCTATATACAATCAATTGTTCATCAGGTGCTACAGCAAACCACACAACTCCTGATTTACTTCCGTACCCATAGTCACATGCTCTAAACTTGACCCAGTTAGATGGTATTCTAAAAGGCTCAATTACATGTATGTTTCTATCAAACTCTGTAAAGGCTGCACCTTCTTTTATATCCCAGTCACCTTCTAGTAGTTGCCTACGTTGTTGTTCTGGTAGTGACAGTAGCATTGCTTCATAGTCACCTTGTTTAGATAGATATGGGTTATCCGATAATCGTGCAGGTATAAACCTACGTTTGAATAATGCTTTACCTGCTTTCTCATGACCTGCAGGATATTTAAGAACCTCACCTGTTTCTATGTCGGTAGCTTCAAATGGTTTATTTGGAGCAGCAGGATCAATAAACATTTTCTTTACCCAGTGGTGTCCTCTACCTCCTGGGTTAGTGGTAGCTCTCATATACACTGGCAAGTCGGGTGCAGTGGACCGTAGACGAGATCGCATGTAGTTCCATGCAAATGGTGAGGGCCATTGTGTCAACTCGTCAAAGCCTATCCAACTAAAAGCTAGACCTTGGTAACGCAGGACGTCATCTTCCCTGTCTAGGTAGGACATCCACAACCTCGCACCAGAGGGCGCAGTCCACTGCATTTTTCGTTCAGACCACTTTATACCCTTCCAGATTTTAGGATACATTTCTTGTGATTTGAATATTAACTCTCTTAGTTCTTCTGTAGTATGCCGTAGAAGCAGTCCTGAAAAGTCAGGATGACCCATGTACCTCAATGGGTCTGCAAGCATTGCATACGACTTGCCCCCACCTGCACTGCCGCCATATAGAACTTCACGTTCACCTGCAGCTAGAAAGTCTGTTTGTGGGCCATCGTTAGGTTTAAATATAACGTTGTGTTGTTCCTCAACAGGAATCTCCTCAACGATACTAACTGGCTTTGGGGTAGCTTTCTTCTTCAATGGCTTTTGCACCGAGGCGTTTGTTTTCGATTTCTTCTGCCTTGGCGATTGCCTTTTTCGCATAGTCTGCCCATCTGCGTAGGCTTCCAACTTTGTTTTTTCTACGTCTTTCATTATCCAACCGTTTCTTTAATCCTACGTGAGATATAGACCGTCCTGTATTTCTAGATAACCAGTTTGCTACTTCACGATATGAATACTGCTTTAGATATTTCTTTGCCTCTTCAAGCATATCAAGCTCGTGCTCAACAGGCTGAAGTATATCAGGATCGTCCTTATCTATTTCATATCCGAATGGTATTGTTCTTGAGATACGTGGAATTGCAATCCATTCGTTGTCTTCTTTTATGTCGGTTGGTTGGGGTAACTTCCACTTCTGTAGAGGTTTAGTCATCGTCATCCATTTGTTTTGGTGGCATAAGCATTACACCACCCTTTGCTTCTACTTGCATCTTTTCTGTTTTAACTAGACCTGTACGATCAAGTAGTTCTTTGGCAGCTTGCATCTTATCACGAATACCCAACTCAGTAGGATCGTACAATGCACCCACCATAGACATTGCAGCTTTCGGTGCATTACGTGCCATATAAGTCTGCGTTGCATCTAGTATTTCTTCTTTAAGAGACTTTACCACTTCAGCAGATGATGTAGCATCTGAGTATCCTGCAAGTTTCTTTGCGGTCACAATGTCTCCACCTGCTTCGTCAAACAGTACAGCCAATAGCTTTTGTTGCTTTTCTGTTAGTGCTCTTGTCATAGTTTTGATCTTCCAAATAATAATAGAACAAAGTTAAGTATACCTCTGCCCATTTCTGTAGGTGTTGGCAGTAACCATCCTAGTAACAATAGGATCATTACCCAAGGTGGTATGTTTTGAATGTTGAGTTTTTCAACCATACCTGTTTCTACTTCTTTTAAAACTTCTGTAGTTATTACGTCTCTACCTGCAGTAGTTTCTTCTGTTTGTTCTACAGACATTACTGCCTGTCTATTCTCTGCACCTATCTGTGCATTGCTATTTACGGTTGGCCCACCTGATCCTCCTAGCAGACCTAGAGTACTCAAACCACAACCAGATAAAAATAGAACGAGTACTAACCATCGCATTACATCAACTCAAAATGAGGGGCATCAATAAATGGTCTACGCCCTTGTGACCTACGTAAATCTACATATGCCATCATTGCATCTTCTGCTGATCCTTCGTATGTACGAATATCACCTTCACTCCATGCTGCTCCCCACTTAATACTGCAACCTATTTCTTCTGCTGCCTGTTTAAATGCATCACAAATATCATCGTACAAGTTTAGTTCCCACGATACATCTGGACCTACATAGGCTACAACATCTACCGCATGGCTAAAGCCATCGTCCTGTAGTAAATGCTTGGATCGCATCGTCTGAGATCTTCCTGCAGCTACGTTAGCCTTTTGCTCTTCAAAAGTTCGTACACCCTGCGTCACCCCAAAGTCTACCTTTGTTAGTTGAATAGCTCGTTCAACTACTGCTGTCATATCTGGATGTACTCCTTCAAGTCTATCCATTGATCGTTGTGAAAGTCTAAAAGTCATTATCTTCTTCTTCTATTAAAAATTCTACCAATAGCCCTACGATTTGATGCTAAACGTCTTCTCATTGGTGAACGTCTTCCTAGTGGACTTCTACTACGTCTTGCCTGTGTTGGTGACATTCTTCTGTCTCTTAAACCTGTATTTCTACGTCTTGTTCGTGAGCTTCTTTTGTAAATATCAGCTAGTGAAGGTCTACTCCTACGTCTTGCTTGTGTTGGTACTGAAGATCTATTAGTAGGTTTTGCCTGTGTTGGTACTGAAGATCTATTAGTAGGTCTTGCTTGTGTTGGTCTTGCACGACTACGACTTGTTGCCCTACGTTGTAATCTATTAAAAGCACTCATTGCATTTCGTTGTGCTGATCTTCTATTAGAGCTAGGTGTGGGTCTACGTCTGGATCTACCAAATCCCCTGACTCTACTACCAAAAATACTTCTTCTTGTTGGTCTTCGCATTACCTCATGTCCTTTTTCATTGCTAACTTATTGCCCATAGGTTTACCTGCCATATAAGCAGTTGCACCCATATATGCAGCTACGATACCAGTCTGGGCAATATAAAATAACCCAAGCAAATCTGCAAGGGCATTAACTCTTGTATCTGACATCATAGGGGTAAATAAAAATACAGTAAAAATAATCATCATAGCCATAGCTACCCATGCCATCTTTTTCTGAGACTCTGCTTTTTCTTCACGTAGCTCTATCTCAAGCATACGTTCTTTCATTGCTACTTCAGCTTCTGTGATTTCACCATCACCATCTATATCAAAATCTACTACCAATTAGGATCTCCTGTAACGTCTGGAAGTTTTAGCAGCCCCTTTAGGCTGTTTCGAAAATTGTTTACCTGCTGCCGTATCTTTTCTTTTCTTGGCAGTACTTGCTGCGTATTGTGAGCTAGACATTGCTTTGATTGCTGCTTCTGGCAAGTATCGTTCACCAGTTGCTTTTGGTCCTTGCGTAGAAGGTTTACCACTTTTAGTTCTCCACTTTTGTTTTGTCCACCTGTCAAGGCTTTGTTGTGATTTTGCTTTAGCCATTTACTAACCATGCTATAAATATAAGAGCACCTAGTCCTGAAGCTAACAACAAACCTGTAACAGTCCATGTAATAATTGCTTCTTGTATTTCAGCTTTACGATACTCTTGCTCTTTCTTTTGTTTACGTATTCTACCTTCTGTGGCTACAAGTTCATCCCATGCAGATGGACCCATACTGAAACTAATCCAATCTTTAAGTTCCTTACGCATGGCGTCAGCTTTTTTCTTAGCTGTAAATATTTCCAATGCTTCAGCTTCGACTGACTGTCCATTAAGAGCTTTCCACCAAGGGGGGTTTTTGTTTTTTTGTTCTGCATAAGATAGGTCACTCATAGCCCCTGCCCATTGGGTCAACTGTCCTGACATATCTTGCAGGTCTTTACCTACCTGAAAGCCCTTCTTGAGGGCATTAAATGCTACAGTAGCCCCACCGATTATTGTAACTGGGTCCATGTTAGCCTCTAAGTTTTGTAGCCACCGCCTTTGGCTTTATATTGTTTTGCAAGCATTTGGGCTTTACGTGCAGACCACTGACCTGCCTTGCCCCCTTTGGTTCCTGACTTAATGCGGTTAAACAAATTCCTACGCATACTAGGGTTAGTATAATTTCCTGCCGCATTTACTTTAGACTTTGTAGCCATATCTTAAAACTCTTTCTATATCGTATCGACCTATGCCTATGTCTCTTAGCTCTGAATCGGTCATGCTATATAATTGATCACGTGCAATTCTTCGTTTTGCAGATTCAATTCTAGCTTCAATTAGTCTGTTGAATATTCTTTTTAACATAATCTATCTCCTTTGTTAACGGTAACTTTTGCTACCAGAGATAGTTATATCATATATAGTTATAACATACTACAGATAAAAATGCAACCCCGATATGCATTTACCTGTTAGGATTGAAATATAGTCTTCCAGACATTGTAACATCAAATGTGCCACCGTCCTTTGAACATACAAGTTTATCACCTGCATGAAGATGCATACGTGCTGCATCTAAAACGTTTAATGCAGTATTACCTGCAACAGACTTTGCCTCTATAAAATTATGATACGTTGTATCGTCTGCGTGATAAAATTCTATAGTAATCTTTTGGTTTGATGTACCACCATTTGTAACCATAAGCATATCAATAGTTGCATCGTGATTAGCAGGACATGTAAATAAAACATTACCACTTGCACCACCTGACGTTGCAGCAACTGTAACTGATTCTGTAGTGGTGGTATATCTGAGGTCTGTTACCATTTACTTTTTCTTTTTACCTGTAAGCTTTTTAACTACTTTAGTTGTCCATGCTTCATTTTCTGGTGTCGTAGGATCGTCTTTTACATAGTGACCCTTATCATTACGAGCACGTACCTTAATTGTTTCTGTTGCTGTCAGTATTGTTTTTAGTTTGGCTACCTCAGTAACCCAGTTACCATCTGCATCTTTAGAGGCAACAACATTCTTGTTAATGTCCTCTACATGCTGACCCATGTTTACAACAATGTATCCTAAACTATTTACTTTTTCAATTTGTTCTGGTGTCATTTTTTCTTTGCTACTCCCCCACGTTTCATCTTTTTAACTGCACCACCACGTTTCATGTAGCCCATTTTATTACGGACTGCCTTTGGTAGTTTAGCTAAACCCTTATTTCCTTTTGGTACTGCTTTCACTGTTCCACCCTTTCTGTATTGATTGTAACCTGCAGCATGGGCGGCTTGTCCTTGTTTAACTGCGTCAATCCTACGTTTGTAGACTTTCCCAGTTTTACCCCAACGATAGCCGCCCTCTACTTTTTCTACTGGCATTTATTTGCACACACACTCTGGGCAACACCTCATATTAAATAAAGCTAATACCAATCGTTTAATGTATGTCCAAATACCTCTTACAATTTTCATGTTCCTACTCCCACTGTTACACATGTACCTTGTGCAAAGATACCTCTTGCAAATATAGTGTCTACCATATCACGCATTTCATTTCTACACTCTTGCTCTTGCATAAAAAGATTATCGTTGTGTACCATGAGTGTGCATGTTCTGGCATCCATTGGTGTCATGCAAAACATGACAATGGCTAACCACATCAGAACTTAACTTTAGCACCTACTGTAATATCACCAAACTCCCAATCACTGTCTGATGAAACTTCAGTATATACAGTTACGCCACTTACTGCATATTCTGCAGTCCAGTCGATACCTTGAAATATATCTTCGTCAAGCTCACGCATATTGATTTCAGTTTCTACAGATAGTCCAATACCTGCAGATGTGGTAAATGCTGCATATGGTGTTGCAGTCCAATCCCACTCTTCTACACCTGTAACGTAGTTAATGTCAGACTCTGCTCCTACAGAAACTGTCTGACCCCATAGTTCTACGTCAACGGCATTTGCTGCAGTTGCTGTAAGTGCAACCACAGCACTAGCTAGTAATATATGTTTCATAATAGTTTTCCTTATTTCTTTTTCTTTGCCATGCCGCCACGCATCATTTTCTTTTTAGCCATACCACCGCCACGCATCATAGGCTTCTTTGCCATACCGCCTCCACGCATAGGTTTCTTTTTCATTGCTCTTGGTTTCATTGCCATTGTTTGTTTCTCCTTTGTCTTCTTTCTAATACAAGAGTTTCATACTCTTCTTTTGGATACACACTATAGTATCCCAGTTTTTCAAGCTTCAGACTTGCATCGTCTACCTGAGATAAAGACTGGATAAACAACATAGCATATTCTTCGTCAATACTAGATGTCCAGTCATGGTCATACAGAAAATCTAACTCAGCTTCTTCTGCTCCGTATTCTGGATGAAATCCCATTATATGTAGATCACACCACGAGTACGTATCATTAAGAAACCCAATAAATTCTGTAAATTGAAAAGGTGTAGGAAACTTGTAAGATGCAACTATAACTAAATCATAGTCGTTATCTTCAAACTTATTAGCTTGTGCTATAGTTTCAATACCAATATGTTTTGTTTCTACTACACTTACTTTGTTTTGTTTCCATGCTTCCTGTGCATAAGGACAAGCAGGTAAACCATTTAATGCAGGATTAGCCACCTCAAGAACTTTGTGTGACCAACTACGTATATCCTGCTCTATCATTTTTTAGGTCTAGGTTTTGGTTTTGTTCCACCCATTTTTGCTTTAGCTGCTTCTTTTTCTGCTACTTGTCTTAGTGCTTTGTTTACTGCAGCACGTTGGTTTGCATCTAAGTTTTTCTGTTTTAATTCTTCTAATCGTTTTTTACTTTTAATTGCCATTATAGCAGATACAGATAAACCTACGGCAGCACCTGCAGCAGCACCTTGTTTACGTCCAGTTGATAACCCTCTACGTTTTCCACCACCAAAGGCTCGTTGTGTTGGTGTAGAACTTTTCTTTTTAGGAGAAGCTACTGTAGCTGCTTTAGCATTACGAACTACCTTTGGCTTCATTTTTGGAGTTGCTTTTGGTTTAGTTGTACCTTTCTTAGCTGCTTTTTTAGCTGCCATTTTAAATAGTTTTGATATAGCCATAATACGTTTCCTTACTTATTATAAAACATGCCGCCTTTACGCATATCAGTGTGACCTGATCTAACCATTCCACCACGTTTCATATTTGCAAATGGATTAGGTAAAGGTTTTACTGGTTTGCTGCGACCTGCTGAAGCTTTTAGTTTTGCTTTCTGACCTGCTGCTATATCTTTTTTATCTATAGCATCCATAATTCTATCATACTCAGCTTGGGTAATTTTACCTGACCGTAAATCTTTACCTGCTTTTACAATAGCATCTGCACGTTGCATACTTGTATAAGAAGACATCATACCTAAGCCTTCTTTTTTATTACGTTGTGTAGTACCTATAGTTCGTACTTTACCAAAACCTGCTCTAGCACGTTCTTCTGCAGACTGACGTTTCTTAGCAGGATCTTTTGGTGCTTCTTTTTTAGCAGGTGTTTCTGCTCTTTTACGTAAAGTATCTTTTCGATCACTTATTGTACTTCTAAGACTTTTCTTTCTGGCACTCTTTTCAGCATCAGACAAACTCTTTAAACCGTCTATTTCTTTTACCATAGTGCTTTGCAAACTTGTTAAAGCTTGAGGTGTAGGAGCATCATTGATACGTTTCCTTTGTGCTGCTGTGAGACTTTCACCTGCACTTTTTACACGAGTATCCTCAGACTTCTTTGCTTTGTCTGCTGCACGTTCTCTTTGTGTTTGTTTAAATGCAGGACCACTATCAGATTTTGATGCAGGTGCATTTCGTTTTACACTCTCTTGTTTCTTTAGTTTAGACTCTACCTCAGATGACAGTTTACGTTTTGCCTTAAACTTTGGTTTTGGGTCTTCCTTTGCTTTTTTCTTAGCTCTACTTTTAATTGCCTTCTTAGCTAACTTTGATGCTACCATAATATATTCCTTTTACCATTTAACTTTGTGTGACCAATAACGAGCACTAAGCTTGCTAGGCTTAGAGTCTTGTGCATTGTGTCTTGCATAATAGCTCTTCTTACGAGCTTTGTCTTTTGCAGATGTAGGATTCTTTCCTGCACCCCTTACTCCCTGTTGTCCAAAACGGATAAACTTATATTTACCACCTTCAGACGCCATTACAGCATGAGACTTCTTAGGATGCTTTGGTGTACGTTTAGGTTTATTTACACCACTCAGTCCTTCGGCTTTCATTTTTGTTTTGACTCTCTCAGGGATTGCCATCTGTCCAACCTTCCATACGCATCGCCCACTCTACGTGTTCTAAAGTAAATGGTCTACCGTAGTGAGCCTCTACAGCCTCTCTTACGTAGAATACATCACTGTGGGGAATATGTAAATCTTCAATGTTACCGTCAAGTACATGTTTATAAAACTCTTCAAGAACATTGTCAGTATATAGTTTTACTGATTTTTGAGCCATTGTCAAGAACTTTCGTAATATTTATACAAAAATAATTAATACACTGTACACTTATAGTGTTACATTTAAGTGTATCTTAGTTAAGTATAATTATATTTAGGATATTTATTATTTAAGTGTAATCACTTTAAGTGAGTCTTAGTTTAGTTATATATAGTTTTACACATTTCACCTTCCGTGTCAACCCCTTAAATGTTCAATGCATCAAAAATAGGAACATTGTTCTGCATTTGCCCTGTTTTCCAGAACCTTGTTCTATGTAAACCAGTATATACGTATTGTGGTTAACACTCCATTTTCCTGATCTGTGTGTGTATACATACATATATACCACGTGACCCCCACTGGCCCTTGCACTACCTGCTCTCACTGTGCAATTCCGTGCATTATGCAACGTCATGGCGTGTGGTGAAATCAAATCTGCTGCTTCATCTCACCTTCATATCAAAGATATGTTTAGTTTCAGTGACTTACTTGTCTTCGACAACTGTTATGGAATCAGTTGCCACACTAAAGTGTGTAAGAAATGCTGACATATCACATCAAAGATGTGTTGTGATGCCGATGCTTAAAACATACCACCCACCATCTACGATGGTCAGATGCGTGATCCTACAAGCCGTATGTAGCTCTGCCAATGGTCAATCCAACTGTCCAACGTTGGACACTTCACATCTAAAGATGTGGCAGAATTGTCACAGTTACTCTGCAATCCTAGGCCAAAAGCCTCGTGAGTTTCACGCACGAACTTCAAAAATATATGAAATATTTTTTGCAGTCACATAGGAAACGACAGGCGCAGAGGATCACAGGAAGCAGCAAATTCAACTTATACTATCTTCTATTCGTTTCTAGTGATAGTTAATATATCTCCCTTTAGGGTGAGAGATATATGTAACTCTCACATAGAAACAGAAGATAGATAAAGGAGGCCAATCATGGCAAAATCAGTTTCAATCAGCAAGTCAACTCAAGAAGGAACTTCTTTGGATACTTTAGTAAAAGAAGGCAAAGCCTTATATTCAATCTGGAAACAGACTAACAGTCTGAAAGACTCAACAAAAGCCAGAGGCTTTGATACTAGGCTTGGTAAATTGCTACAGCAATTGAAAGCTCAATCACCACTAGATAGTGGTCAGATCAGCAGACAAACTTTGGCAACATATCATGTTGACAAAATAGATCGTAGAAGACGATCTGAAGCTTTGTGGTTCGTTGAAAACGAAGTTGAGTGCCGAGAGTTCATTAAGAACTCTAAGAAAGGTTTTACTTCTCTTACAGCTTTACAAGCTGCAATGCGTAAAGCTTCTAAGGAAGCTGAAGCTGAACCTACTGAAGTAGAAGCTGCTGATGATCAACCTTCTAAAGAAGAAGTGTCCAATGTTGGACGATCTTCCAAACCATCTAAAGATGATATCGTGAAAAGTATCATCAAAGCTTGTCAATACTCTGGTATTGATTTACTTGACATTGCTGAAGCTTTAATGGAAATTGATACAGTCAGTGAAACTGACAATACAGAAATCAAGGAAGCAGCATAAAGCTGCTTTCACTTTAATCGGAGATTAACAATGCAAGATTATTCTTATTTCAGTGATCTATACAAAGACGTTTATGGTTTTAGACCACGTAATATTCAGCCTACTGCTGAATTGATGGATTATTTACAGTCTGAACTTGATCGTCAGATCAAGGAAGATCGTGAAGAAATGCAAAAAGAAATTGACATATTTATGTCAGTCGGAGCAGTTGACAAAGAGCAAGCTTTGCATTGGATAGATCAAGCTGAGTATTCAGCTTACTGGAGGTAAAAAATGATACCATTTTTAATGTTTATAGTAAATGGCATGGCACTAATAACTATAGTGCTAATGGGATTTATGTTTGAAACTTGGCAAGCCATTCCAAATATGGTAATCATATTTGTGATTGTGATGGCAATTAATTACATAGTAATGTATCTGGATGGATGAAAATGAAATTTACTGAAGTAAATACAAGGCGTTATAACGTATCGTCAGCTAGGCTGACTGACAAACCGTCCAATGTTGGACAGAATGACAGACGTTATGAATTACAACGTAAGTTGTTCGAGAAAAAAATGCAACGTAATGCTCAGTCAGGTATCAAAGATACTGGGTGGTACGTTGTTAAATAAACAAATTAGTAGTCTCATAGTTATATAACACTTGAAATATATATGAAAGTGTTATATAACATATGTAGACACTAACAAACCAAACTGAAACCGTCCAA